GAACACGGGCAAGGAGGCCATCATTGACCTTCTTGACGGTCGCATGGAAGTGGCCGAGGCGCAGCTTGCTAACCGCATCGCTGGCGACCTGTACGGCGACGGCACCGGCAACGCGGGCAAGAACCTCGACGGTCTTGGCGCTGCTGTGCCGGATAGCCCGACCTCGGGAACCTACGGCGGCATCAACCGTGCGGTGTGGTCGTTCTGGCAGTCGGTTGCCTACTCGGGTGTCACCGACGGTGGCGCTGCGGTGTCGGCTTCCAACATCCAGCAGTACATGGACTCGGTTGCGGTGCAGCTGATCCGTGGTACTGACAAGCCTGACCTCATCGTGGCCGACAACAACTTCTACCGTCTGTACCTGCAGTCGTTGCAGAGCATCCAGCGCATCACGGACTCCGGTTCGGGCATGGCTGGCGCTGGCTTTGCGGCCCTCAAGTACTACGGTGCGGGTATGGCCTCGGACGTGGTGCTGGACGGTGGTATCGGTGCCGGAACCTACAACAGCGGTTCGGGTAACTCCAACCACATGTGGTTCCTCAACACCAAGTACCTGCACTTCCGCCCGCACAAAGATCGTAACTTTGTGCCGATTGGCGGCGAGCGGCAGGCGGTCAACCAAGACGCCATTGTTAAGCTGATTGGCTGGGCAGGTAACTTGACCTGCTCGGGTAGTCAGTTCCAAGGCGTGTTGTACGCGTAAGGAGTATTGACCATGGCAGTTATTGTTAATGGCTTTGCGTATCCGGCCCTTGGTGATACGTCTACAAGCGCCGTGATCAATCCCGGCACCGTTGTCAACCTTGATGACGGCGGCTTGGCCGTGTATGTGCAGGCAGCGTCAAACCTGTCGCAGTACAACGCGGTTTGCATTCCCAACTCCAACATTGCCACGAACGCCACGACTGCTCGCGTTGCCAGCACCAAGCGTGTTGGTTTCGCGCAGGTGTCGATTGCGTCGGGCAACTACGGTTGGGTGCATCTCGGCGGTAAGGTGCGCGTGAATGTGTCGGCTTCCTGCCTCCCGGCGGTTGCCCTCTACACCACGACCACCGAAGGCGTGTTGGACGATGCCACCGTGTCGGGTGCGTTGGTTGCCGGTGTTGTCACGGAAGTGACCGCCTCGGCTACCTCCGCTCTGACGGCGGTTGCGGCCTTCACGATGGTCATTCCGGTGCCGTCGAACGCGACGCCGTAATGCAAAAGCTGGAACTCACGGTGCAAGCGGCAGGTACGCCGGAGGAGCTTTGCTCCAATATCCGGTCTGCTCTTGCCCGTGGGCTTCCAGAGTTGACGCCCGCTCCTACGTCACACGATGGAACATTTGTGTGCGTGGCGAGCGGGTGGTCAATGCCCTCGTTTGTTGACGAAATCCGCGCCCAACGCGAAATGGGACGCCCCATCGTAGCGATTAAGGCGGCGCACGATTATCTGTGCGACCACGGCGTTGTGCCTGATATGTGGGTCAACCTTGATCCTCGGGATCGCACCAACGGTATTCAGAAGGCTAACGATCACACGGTGTATCTCGTAGCCTCTCGCTGTCCCCCGGTCACGTTTGACCATTTGAAGGGACGCAAGATCATTTTGTGGCATTCATGGTCAGATGGCCCCGAATGCAAAGCCTTGCCCGGTGGTAAACTAGCCATTGGCGGCGGCACGACAAGCGGAATGCGAGCAATCAACATTGGTTATCTGCTCGGATACCGCAAGTTTGTGCTGTACGGGTATGACAGCTGTAACGACGCTGAAGGCAGAAAGCGGTTTACGGGCGAGAAAACTGGCCCGACGCTGGATGTGTACGTCGGCGACGAGAAGCGTAAGTTTGTGTGCAATGCTGCGATGGCGCAGCAGGCAAAAGAGTTTCAGATGGTGTATGCCGTGATGAACGACATCACCGTGGACGCCAAGGGGCCGGGACTGATTGCGGCTATCTTGGAAGAAAGACGCAAGATGAATCTTGCAGCATAGGAGTTAAAACATGGCATTTCCTTCTCGAGTTCAAGGTGCGGGTCAGTCTGGCGGTGCGACCACGGCGATCTGCGGTGATGTGGCTTCCAACCTGACGGCCACGGGTTCCTCGGCTACCGATGCGTTGCAGTTGAGCGCGGTGGTGAGCCGCGTTGGTACGACTGCCGCTAGCACGGGCGTCAAACTCCCGGCTCCCGAAGCCGGTGCGATGATGGTTGTGCGTAACGACGGCGCTAACACTTTGACGGTGTACCCGCCGACTGGCTCAACCATCAATGGCAGCGCGAGCAACACCATTGCAGCGGGCAAGGCTGACCTGTATTTCGGCACTAGCACGACCACTTGGGTTTCGCTCGACGGAGCCTGATTCGTGCCGATTCCGTCTCGGGTCTTTGGCTCGGGGCTGTCGCAGTTATCTACCATTTCCATTTGTGGGGATGGAAATAACAGCGTAACGGCTGCGGGAACCTCTGCCGGGGACGCCACGGCGGTGACGTATGTCTATACGAACGTCACCACGACCGCGGCTAACTCGGGAGTCAAGTTACCCCAGACGGAACAGGGCGAGACGATCACGATTGTTAATAGCGGGGCTAACCCGCTTACCGTTTATCCGTACGACACCAACAGTACGATTAATGGTGCGACAAGTAGTGAGGTGCTACCCGGTGGGTCATCCATTTACATTGCCACTAGCGCAACGACATGGGTGACGTTACAGGGGTATAAGCAGCTGCCGAAAAAGCGTTATGCCGGTCTGTGGAACCCGTCCACATTGACATTGACCTCGGCTAACGCGGCCTCGGCGGTGGTGTTTGCGACGATTGACCCGGCGTATGGCGTGTCCATTGGATCGCCAGCAAGTCGGGTAGTGGTAGCTGATACGGGAGTGTACAACTTCCAGTTTTCCGCACAGGTTGACAACACCTCGGGCGGTGATCAGCAGGTGTGGATATGGCCGAGGATTAACGGTACGAATGTGCCGTATTCAGCCTCAACATTCCGCATTAAGGGCAACGATGCCGAAACGGTAGCAGCGTGGGACTTTACACTTTCCATGACCGCTAACCAGTATTTTGAACTGATGTGGACAGCCGACAGCACCAACGTCGTGTTGCTGGCCGCATCTGCAACAGCTGTATATCCGGGGATACCCTCGGTGATTTTGACCGTAAACGAAGTCAGTCTGTAACCCCACAGGAGAAAGACGATGCCATTGGATAGCGATGTAGCAAACGGCGACTCACAGTTGCACGTTGAGTTTTACACCTCGGACGTTAAGGGCTGGGAAGGTAAGCCGTTTGTGCGGATTATGATTCCCGGTGACAAGAACACCATTATCGACCAGCCTTGCCGAGAGGATCACAAGGAGCGTTTCCCGCGCCAATGGCTGCATTACCAGATTCAACAAAGCGAAGGAGCTGCACAGGAGATTGGTACACCCCTGCAACAATGGCATCGTGACGAGCCAGAACAGATCACCCGTGATCATATCGCGGAGTTGGCGATTCTGAAGTTTGTGACGGTGGAGCAGTTGGCTCTGGCCGGTGACGGTCAGTTGCAACGCATTATGGGTGGGCCGGGACTGCGCGAACGTGCGCGACAGTACCTCAATCGTAAGAACCGTGCGGAAGCGAACGCCGAGTTGGAAGATACCAAGAAACAACTAGAAGCCTTGCAAGCGCAGATGGCGCAGTTGTTGAGTCAGGAAGCCCCGAAGCGACGAGGGCGACCGCCTAAAGAGGGATAACGTATGTCCACGACCACGATGCTTCAGCTTGTCCAACAAGTCACGAACGAGTTGGGCATTGCCACCCCGGCAACCGTAGCGGGTAACACCAGCCAAGACGTAGTGCAAATCTTGGCATTGATGAACGCCTCGGGCTACGAGCTGATGCGTCGTGCGGATTGGCGTGAACTGACGCGCCAACATACGTTTTACACAGAGGCGATTTCTACCACGGGAACGTGGACAGATAGCGCCTACACCATCACCGGCATCCCCTCGACCGCAGGGCTGTCCACGTCTTACCAAGTGCAGGGCGTGGGCATCCCCAATGCGACGTATATTACGAGCGTTGATAGCGCCTCACAGGTCACGCTCAACTACGAGCCGACCGAGGGACAGGTCAACGGTGAGCTGATCTTCCAAAAGGTCAAATACGACCTGCCGACCGACTACTACAGCACGGTCAACCGCACCCATTGGGACAAGAGCAAGCGTTGGGAAATGCTTGGCCCCGAGTCACCGCAGCAATGGGAATGGCTGCTCTCGGGCTATATCTCAACCGGCCCGCGTATCCGCTGGCGTCTGCTCGGTGCGTACTTCCAGATTTGGCCGGGCATGAATGCCGGTGAACTGCTTGGCTTTGAGTACCGCAGCAAGAATTGGGCGAACGCTGCTGATGGCACGTCCAAGGGATCGTTTACCGCTGACACCGACACCTGCATCTATCCAGATCGGGTCATGGTGCTATCGACCAAACTCAAGTATTTTGAGGCCAAGGGTTTTGACACCACGGCCATCTATCGTGACTACCTGCAAGAACTTGAAACCGCCATCGCGCAGGATACGGCAGGCGCTAACCTCTCGTTTGCCCCGCGACCGGGTACGGTGTTGATCGGCTATGACAACATCCCGGACAGCGGGTACGGCACGGAGAGTCAATAAATGGCAGCGCTGCGGCGTCTCGTACAACGCAACAACGCCAATGTGGCATCCCTGCCCGCCCCTATCGGTGGGTGGAACGCCCGCGACTCCCTCGCCAACATGGCGCCCACGGATGCCGTCTCGTTGGATAACTACTTTCCGGGCGTCTCTAACGTCAATTTACGAGGGGGGTACTCCAAACACGCCACCGGGCTGCCGGGGCAGGTCGAGAGTCTCTTAAGTTACGCAGGGGCGGCGACAAACGAACTTTTTGCTGTATCAGACGGCAAGATTTACGACGTTACCTCGGCAGGCGCGGTAGGCGCTCCCGCTGTTAGTGGGCTTTCTAACAGCCGTTGGGAATATATCAACGTCACCACACCGGGCGGCAACTTCCTTTATGCCGTAAACGGCGTAGACAAACCGCAGCTGTATAACGGGTCAACGTGGACGGCGATTGACGGCGCTTCATCCCCCGCCATTACGGGCGTCACGACCACTACGCTTTCCAACATCGCGCTGTTTAAGAACCGCGTGTGGTTTATCCAAAAGGATACGCTCAAGGCGTGGTATCTGCCGACCCTAGCGGTAGGCGGTGCGGCACAAGAGCTTGACCTCTCTGCCGTCGCCAAACTCGGCGGCACATTGGTTGCCCTCGGTACGTGGACGATTGATGCCGGTTACGGCGTGGACGATAACCTTGTCTTTGTCACCGACAAGGGCGAAATCATTGTTTATCGCGGCACCGACCCCTCTAGCGCCTCAACATGGGCGCTGATTGGTGTGTGGATGGTCGGTTCACCGATCTCCAAGCGTTGCATGATGAAGTACGGCGGCGACTTGCTGTTGTTGACGTTAGATGGCTTGCTCCCGCTCGCCTCGGCGCTGCAATCGTCCCGCCTTGACCCCAACGTAGCGCTTTCGGACAAGATACAGGGTGCCTTTGCGGTCGCCGCGCAGAACTATAAAAACACCTTTGGGTGGGGCATGACGTATTACGCCAATGCCAACGCCCTTGTGGTTAACGTGCCAGTTGCCGTTGGGTCGCAAGAGCAGTTTGTAATGAACAACATCACAAAAGCGTGGTGTCGATTTACAAACTGGCACGCCAACTGCTTTAACCTGCTTAACGACGATTTGTACTTTGGTGGTAACGAATACGTTGCTAAAGCGTGGACAACCGGCTCGACGGGCTACGAGGACGATACCAGCAACATTGAAGGGTTTGTCTTACAAGCCTTTAACTACTTTGAGTCACGGGGCGTTAAAAAGTATTTCACCCGTGCGCGTCCGAGTCTGTTCAGCAACGGACAACCGGCGATCAACATTGACCTCAACGTAGATTTTGACCTTTTACGCAGCTCCGCTGCCCTCGCCTACACCCCGATTTCGGTAGCCGTGTGGAACACCGCGCTATGGGATACGGGGCTGTGGGGTCAGGACACGGTAATTAGCAACAACTGGCAAGGCGTTACAGGTATTGGGTTCTGCGCCTCGGTACAGCTCAACAGCAGCAGCCGAAACTTGCAAATCCAATGGGCATCCACCGACATCGTGTATCAGATGGGATGGGCTGGCATATAACAAGCGGCACGGAAGTGGGCGAATGGGTCTGCTCCCAGACGGGGGGCGGCTATCACGACGCCCGTTCCAACGCTATCGGGCTATGCCGAGACAACGACATTGTGGCCGGTGTGGTGTACGAGAACTGGAATGGCCGCTCGATTGTGTGCCACATCGCCGTAGAGGGGCGTATGACCCCTGCTTATCTGGCGGCCATCTTTGATTACCCGTTTAACGTCTGCGGGGTTGACAAAATTATCGCTCCCGTGTCAAGCGGGAATGGAAAAGCATTGAAGTTAGTGGGTAAAATGGGGTTCACCGAGGAAGCGCGTATCCATAACGCCGACACCGCCGGGGACATCGTGTTTTTAACAATGACACGAGATTCGTGTCGGTTTTTAGGAAAGCGTTATGGGCAAAAAGTCACCGAAACCACCTC